CCTGGTCCGAGGAGTTCTTCCTCCTCGCCAAGATCGGTCATGAGTCGCGGATCGTCACGCTCGGCGCCAGCGCCAACACCCCGACCGGTACCGCGTCGCTCGGCCTCACGGCCACCGGCGTCTGATACAACACGCCGACGAACACACCACGACGAGGGGAGGGGCGAGCCTAGATGGTCACGGGCTACAACGCGCGACAGATCGTCGCCCCACCCACGTGGGCTCCGTCGCCGTACGGACTCCTGTCCGCGGTCGATCTTCGGCCGGCCGCGGACATGCACTGGCAGATGGGTGTCACCTGGGAGGACGTCTGCGGCGGTGCCGGTACGACCGTCGTCGACTGTGCGACGTCCGCTCCGGTGATCACCGGCTCGGGAATGATCCCGGCCAAGCAGGCCACCACGTCGCGCTCCTTCTGGGGCGCGACACCGTTCACGGTCTTCGTTGAGATCGACTGCTCGCCGATCGACTTCTACGATCAGCGCGACACCATCATCAACACCGCCATGGACCGCTACGAGTCGTACGCCGTCGAGCGCGCGTTCTGGACTGGGTTTGCTCTGGACAGGAACGGCTCGGGTGGTGTCGCTAACGCGGTGCTGCCTCACCTGGCCTCAAACGGCACGATCACCGAGCAGATGGGTGGCACGCCGACCAAGTCGGTGACGCTTCAGCAGACCGCGACCGTCGTCACTGGTGTCGCGCTGAACGTACTCGACGCTATGGGTGCGCTCGAGGGCGCCTTGGCCGGCTGTCTCAACGGGACAGGCACGATCCACATCCCACAGGCGCTAGCGCCCACCATGGCACTGGTGCTACAGCGCACCGGTAGTCGACTGACCACCCCCAACGGTAACACCGTCGCGCTGGGTGCTGGATACCCGGGTACGTCTCCTGCCGGCGCTACGCCAGCGCTTGGTCAGGCGTGGATGTACGCCACAGGTCCGATCTTCGCGTACCGTTCAACGCCGAAGATCGTCGGTGATCCATCCCAGACGATCGACCGCTCTACGAACACGATGAAAGTGATCATCGAGCGGACGTACGTGATGGGCTACGACTGCTGCCTCTTCGCTCAGCTGGTCAACACCGCCAGCTTCATCGCAACATCGACCACGACGCCGTGATCGGAGGAAGTAAGTGACATCGACCACCGTGGCGGCGATCAAGGGTCGCGTAATTCGCGTGATCAAGCTGGACGCCTGCGGTAACGTACCGACCGGTACCGGCTCGGCGATGGTCGTGGCGGACGGGTTCATCTCCGTCAAGAACACGCCACAGTACGAGGACGGTACCGAGTTCACGCAGAAGCGGGCCGACGGTCTGCTCTGCGTCAACCAGAAGGACCCGGGTCAGTTCAAGCGACTTCAGGCCGAGGCCATGTGGTGCGTCACCGACCCGGACATCCGGGTCATCATGGAGGGTGCACGACTGCTGACCTCCGGTGGTGTCACCGGCATCGGCGCCGCCTTCAACGACTCGCTGGTGACCAACCGGTTCTCCATCGAGATCTGGCAGAACGTCGCCGGCCGCAACGCCTGCAACTCTGCCGGTCAACAGCAGTACCTCTACTGGGCGTTTCCGAACTGTGGCAACGCGCAGGTCCAGGACTTCACCGTCGAGAACGACGTCTTGCAGTGGCACGAGACTTATGAGACACAGGGTCTCGGGCAGGGTGCGTCGGGCGCCGTCTCCGCGTGGGGCGCGTACCCGACCGCCGCACCGCCGAACACGTATCTCGGATCGGGCAACAACCTTCAGATCAGCGAACACTACGCGTTCGTCATCACGACGACCGCGCCCCCGGCGCCGACCGGTGGCGCCATCACCGTGACGTAAGATAACGTCTCGCCGCAGGAAAGACGCGGATCGTCTCTCGGGTGCTCGTCTCTCCGCTCGAGTTGACGATCCGCGTCGCTCTCTATAAGGAGGTGAAGTGACACTCGTAACGATACCCGCTCAGTCTATCCTCGTGACTGGTGGTGCGGGACCGTGTCAGACGTGGCCGACGACGTACTCGTGTACGCTGGACGTCAGCACGGCACCCGTCACGGGAGTCGCGCTCCAGGCGGCGACCGAGATCCTGTACTCACTCACGGGACGTCAGTTCGGACTGTGTGACCTGGTCATCAGGCCGTGTCGACGAAGTTGCTGGGATGGCTCGTGGCCGTACGTCGGCAACTGGTGGATGTGGGGTCAGTGGCCACGACCGCTGTTCTACAACGGCGTGTGGTACAACATCACCTGTGGTTCGTGTGGCGGCAACGGCTGCTCGTGCACGTCCATCGATGAGGCGTGGCTGCCGGCGCCCGTGGCAGCGGTCAACCAGGTGAAGATCGACGGCTCGGTCTTCACGGCATGGCAGGTTCGCGATGATCGTATCTTGATGCGAACTGACGGCGGACTGTGGCCGCTGTGCAACGACCTGTCACAACCCGACACAGCCGTTGGCACGTGGTCTGTTGACGTGTCGATCGGACTGGCAGTGCCACAGCTCGGTCAGCTGGCCGCGGGTGAGCTGTTCTGCCAGCTGGTCAAGCTGCTGACTAACGACTCGTCATGCATTCTGCCGAAGCCGGTCCAGCAGCTGGTCAGGCAGGGCGTGACCGTCAACTTTCTTGATCCCAACGAGGTCTGGGCCAACGGTCGGCTGGGTCTCTACTTGTGTGATCTCTTCATCCAGCAGACCAACCCGCACGGATTGATGGAGCGGGCCAAGGTCTACGACGTCGACGGTTCAGGCGGCGACTCGTACTCGATCGTAGGTCTGCGATGAGTGACCCGATGGTCTTGACTAGCACACGCGTCCTTGAGGTGTGCTCGATCTTGATCACGGGGCTGTCCGCCGCGACGGGAATCTCACGCGCGTTCATCACCACTGGTGAGATCGCGGTCGACAGTGAGTGTGGCACGCTCGGATTGTCGTTTCAGAGCGGTGTCATGTCGACGAACTATCCCGTCGACAAGTATCCGATGGAGTGGAACCAGCGACCTGGGATTCGCGTCTTCAACATGCGCGTCGAGGCTTGGCGCTGTGCACCGGTCGTCGGGGATGTGATCGGGAACACCCCGGACACCCCACCGACCGTTGGTCAACTAACGGCCGTGGCCGCTCAGGTGCTCTCGGACGAGTACGTAATCTGGCACTATCTCGAGTGTACGCTGGGCAACATGTACTCGCTCGCCAGCCCGCCACAGACGATCGCCAACTACCTGATCCAAGGATCGACTCCACTGGGACCGCAGGGTGGTCAGCAGGGCGTGGCGATCAACTTTAGCGTAGGCTTTTCACGAGAGTGTTCATGCTAATGCCCGTCACGATTACGCATCGCTTCAATGCCAGTGAGGTTCGCCAGGTTCTGCTCAGCCCACAGGGCGGTGTCGTCAAGGCCATGATGCGTAAGGGAGCGCGCGTCGAGTCTGCGGCGAAGCGTAACCTCCAGTCAGATCCTCGGCGAGTCAACACTGGACGACTGCGATCATCGATCGTGACCGAGTTGCAGATGACCTCGGGTGGCTTTCGCGTGGTCGTTGGCACTAACGTAGCTTACGCGAAGTTCGTTCACGAGGGCACTGGTCTCTACGGTCCTAAGCACGCGCTGATTCGACCGAAGGTGAAGAAGGCACTGCGCTGGCGAGCTAAGGGTGGTCACGCCTCGAAGGGTGGCTGGACATACTCGAGATATTCGCGCGGTATGCGACCCAATCACTTCTTGCTCAACGCACTACCTGCCGCTAGAGGATAGTCGAGATCGTCGATATGACCGTCTCTCCTGAAATGATACTGACATGAGAGACGACGGCGTTGTGGAGATCATGGACTTTGACTATGATCCCACTCCTAAGAGATTTCGGTTCTACCGCGGTGGTCACGTGTTTGAGGCTGCGCCTGAGCTACCGCTGGACACCATTGCAGTGAGTCAAGAGTTGGCGCGCGAGATCCAGGCCAGTGCGCAAGACAAGCAGAACGTCGACGCTCGCGCGATCATGAAGCCGCTGACGACGTTCTTCGAGTCGATCCTGCTCGATGAACACATCCCAGCACTTCACGCGGGACTCGCCACCAAGGAACAGCCCATCGGTCCGATCATGATGCAGCGCGCGTTCGTCTGGCTCATGGAGTCATATGGGTTGCGCCCTACGGTGCCGTCGTCGGACTCCTCGAGTTCCTCTCCGGACGACGGCTCTACCACTTCCACGGCTGGTGCGTTGCCCGAGGGATCGACCCTCTCCGCCAGCGCTTCGCCGGACTCCTCAATCTCGTTCACGCCTACCTCGTCGAGCGTGGCGAGCGACAGCTGAGCGAGGAGCAGGCGGAGCACCTACGACGACTGGAAAATGTGCTGACGGGACCCATGGAGTCGCGCCGGCGCACAGCACGAGTCGACCCACTAGCCGAGCGAGTAAGACACATTCCTAAGCCGGCGTGGTGGACGGATGATGAAGACGACTAGGAGGTACCGGTGACCGGTCCCATCGACTCGATGTACGTTGCCATCGAGCCGGAGATGTCGCACTTCGTCTCCGATACCGAGCGTGGTGTTGACAAGGCAGCCGACGGCATCGAGGAGACCATGCTTAAGCTGGTCTCTTCGGTCGAGGACATCTTTGATCGAATGGCCGCGGACATCCGCGAGCAGTTCATTGACCTGTCCAACTACGCGGCCGAGTCGTATGACCGGATCGAGAATGCATCACGCGATGCGGCCAACAGCTCGATCGTCGCGTTTGACCGCATGGGTGAGCAGGTCGATAGAGTCTTCAACGAGGTCCAGCGCAACGCGTCTCACCAGTTCAATCAGATGGAGTCTGACGCACGTCGGACCGGGGAGTCCATTGGTGGTGCGGGTGGACTCGGTTTCATCGGCTCGAGTCTCCTGCTGGGCGGTCTGACTGCCGCGGCCGGTGGACTGGAGCAGGTCGCGTCGTTCGGTCTTAAAGGCGCGGCCTCGATGGAGCAGGTTCAGATCGCCTTTGAGTCACTGACGGGATCGGTGGCCGCTGGACAGAAGCAGTTTCAAGATCTTCAGAAGTTCGCCGCCGCGACGCCGTTCACCTTTCAAGACCTGACGACCGGCGCACAGCGATTCGACGCATTCTCAAAGACCATCGGAATGACGCAGGATCAGCTCATTCCGTTCCTCACCACTATCGGTAACCTCGTCTCAGAGACCGGCGGTGGTGCGCAGGCACTGGACTCGATCACTCTCGCGCTGGGTCAGACGGCCAGCCAGGGTAAGCTAACCTTGGGCAACCTTGACCAGATCAACAACGCCATCCCGGGCTTCTCTGCCGTCGCCGCGCTGGCCGCAGTTCGCGGTGAGACCACCGCACAGGTGATGGACGAGATCTCGTCCGGCTCGATCGACGCGGCTACTGGCATTAAGCAACTGTTGCAGGGGATGAACCAGTTCCCGGGTGCCGCGGGCGCGATGGAGAAGCAGAGTCAGACGCTGCTCGGCGTGTGGTCCACGTTCACCGACACGATGCAGCAGGCGCTGGTCGGCGCGTTTCAGCCGGTGATTCCGCAGATCAAGGACGCGCTGACGGCGCTGACACCGGTCATTGGTCAGGCACTGAACATCCTCGGTCCCGCCCTGGGCAATGTCCTGTCGGCCGCGATGCCACTGATCGGTGGTCTGGTCACGGCGCTGTCGAACATCGCGGGTCCGATCTTGTCGGCGCTCGGTGATGGTCTGAAGAGCATTGGACCCGCGCTGACACCACTGGGTAGCGCCCTGGGTCAGATGGCCACCGCACTCGCGCCGCTGCTACCCGTCATTGCAAACTTGATCGCAGCATTTGCACAGGGTCTGGCACCGATCATCTCGGCGCTAGCACCCGCGATCAGCGCACTAGTAAGTGCGATCGCGCCGGTGCTGCAGACGTTGGCGCCGCTAATCACCATGATCGGCAGTACGCTGGCGCAGGAGATCGGTCCACTGGCCGGGTTCATCGGGCAGCTAATGCAGCAGCTCGGACCCGCGTTGATGCAGCTGATCACAGCGCTTGGTCAGGCACTACTGCCGATCCTCAGCGCACTTGGTCCACACATGACCGAGTTCGCCAACGACCTCGTGCCGCTGATCCCCGCGATCGTACAGTTTGCCACGACGATGACTCAGCTGGTCGTAGCTGCGATGCCGGTCATTCCAGCGTTGCTACAGATCACACCACTGATGCTGCAACTCGTGCCGCCGATCGTCCAGTTGGTTGTCTGGTTGCTGGATCTGATGAACATCTGGCTCAAGCTGCCGGTCTACGGACAGCAGCTGGGTACGATGATCGGCAGCTGGTTGGGTCCGAAGATTCACGAGCTGGTCGGCTTCGTTCAAGAGGTCGTGCAGTGGTTCCAGAACCTACCGACCATGATCTGGAACGCAATCAGCGCGCTTCCGACCGTCCTCGAGAACGCCGCACTGGCCGCGTTTCACGCATTTTTCTTCGCCATCGGCTATGGCTTAGGTCTGATCATCGGTGAGTTCCAAGCATTCCCAGGACAGGTCGAGGGCATCGTCTCTGCGATGTGGAACTGGCTCGTCGGTGCGTTCAACTCTGGTGTGCACGCCATCGGCAGCTTCATCTCGAACCTACCCGGTATGATCGCGGGTGCGTTTACCAGCGCGCGCAACAGTGCGGTGTCGACGGCGTCCAGTCTCGTGGACGGCGCCATCAACTTCTTCCAGCAGCTGCCGGGACGCGCGTACAACGCGATCGTCGGACTGGCCGGTTCTGTGAAGAACGCGGTCTCTGGCGCGGGTAGCTGGCTGTATGGCGCGGGACAGGACATCGTCAACGGTCTGATTCACGGTGTTGAGTCGGTGATTCAAGGTGCGATCAACACCGTGAAAGATGCGATGCACAGCATCGTCTCGGGTGCCAAGTCCGCGCTGGGCATCAACTCACCGTCGACCGTCTTCGCCAATGAGGTAGGTAAGTGGATCCCTCACGGCGTCGCCGTTGGTGTGATTGATCACGCCGACGTGGCGACGCAGGCGATCAACGCCGTGACTAGTCCAAGCAACGTGGTACAGTTCAGTTCTGTGTCGTCTAGTTCATCCCCGATCACCCTCGGGCCGGGGTCGATAGTTGTCAACGTGCCGGCCGGTGCCACCGCTCAGCAGGCATACCAGGCCGGTCAAGCGGTTGGTGCAGGACTGGTTGATCGACTCAATGATCCAGTCATGGGTGCGCTTCAACTGAACCGTTCGACTCTGTCCACGGCGGGAGGTCGCATCGGATGACCGCACCGGGAATGTCCATGCCCGAGCAGCTGTCCGCCTACGCCGGTCGGATCAGCGATGACATCGGCTTTCGCTCGGGCATCGTTCGACAGTATGATGGCATCAACGTCTACGTCGACGTCTCGGGTCAGACCACGTCATCGACCGTCTCCAGCCAGCAGGGACTGCAGGCCGCCGCGTACATCGAGTCATACCGACCGACGCTGGGCGACGTCGTGTTCATCGCGAAGCAGGGCGCAAAGTGGGTCGTCCTCGGCCGCTTCAACTCCGTCTCGTCGAACAACGTCATCGTCAACCCGTCGTTCGAGGTCGACTCGGTTGGAACGTCACCTCCTACCGGCTGGAACAACTATCACGATCCATCTTCGCCGCTGACCACGACCGTCTCCGTCGCATCGTCGGCCTTTGGTCAACCGATCGACGGTCTTCAGTGCTGTTCGGTGTCGCCAAACTCCGGCGCCGCCGGTGTCAAGCAGGCATTTGACTATGTCTACTCGACGGCGTTCTCGGTGCTTCCCGGTCAACGCTGGACGGCGTCTGCTTGGGCTCGCTGTAGCCAGGGTGTCTCACTGTCATTCGCGTATGGATTGGTTCAGGTCGCCATCGAGCTGGTCTGGCAGGCCAACATCACAGACGTGCCGCCGACGGCCGTCAGCGGCTCAGGTTACACGCTGACGCAGCTATCACAGGGTCCTGAGTGGACGCGCATACCGATCTCATCGTTCATGAACGGGGTAACGGTTCCGAACGGTGTCACCGCTGGTCGACTGATCCTCGTCTCGAGTCAGTACAACAACTCCACGACATCGACGACGTCGGTCGTTCAGTGGGACAAGTGCGTCGCCCGACTGGTAGCGTAGGAGGTTAGCATGCCGAGTGCACTGGCGACCGTCAACAACCAGTACGGTGCGATCAACGCCGTGGTCACGTACGCTACGTGGTGGGACACCTTCACGCGAACGGTGTCATCAGGTTGGGGAAGTCCCGACCAGGGAACGGGCGTTTACACCGTTGCGTTCAACTCCGGCGCCGCTACGAACTTCTCGGTAAACGGCACGCAGGGGCAGATGGTCGCCAGCACCACCTCCGCACAGAACCGCGCCATCTTCAACGGGTACGTGGTCGCAGACATTGACTTCTTGGTCAACTTCTCGATCAGTGGTCTCGCCGTTGGCGCGACGATGGACACCGACTTTGGCTTTCGACTCGTCGACTCGTCGAACTACGTCTACGTTCGTGTGCGACTGAACACCGACGCGTCACTGACGCTGTTCATCACCGATAAGGTTGCCGGCGTCGACACTATTCTGGCGACCGCGACCGTTCTCGGCATTACGTACACGGCCAACAAGGTCCTCGGCTGGCGCATCACAGCGCTGGGTAACGTCATTCGATCTCGTGTGTGGGACACGTCCGTTCAGGGTGAACCGACCAAGGTCTGGAACATTCAGACCGTCGCGGAGGTCAACTTCATCGGCGCGGGCACACCCGGCGTCGGCGGTCGACTGATCACCAACGTCAACCCCGGCGGAACCGTTCCGCGCACGTGGACCTTCGACAACCTGTACTTGAACGAGTATGCGTCGATCAACGCCAACACCACGCTAGTCCGCGTCACACCGGACGGAACGCGGACGCCAGTGCGTAACTCGGGTGTGATGGCCTCCGGCGCACAGGCGCTGTTTTGGGATGATGAGGCACCGCTGAACACGACGGTGTTCTACACCTTCGGTAATGATGCGTCATCGATCTACGCGACGGGTAACTCGAACTCAGTCATCATTACCGGCACGGGTGGTGAGATCGGTTGGCTCAAAGATCCAGTCATTCCGTCCAACGACATCGTGCTCAACTTCTCTGCACATCCCGCGCAGCTGTGCGCGACCGGTACCGCGATCTCACTCGCTGCGCTCGGAGATGAGACGTACGCCGACAGCGACGGAGAGTTTGACCTCATCAATGCGGCGAGACCACTAATCACGACGATGGTGCGCAACGACATCGTCTCCAGTGCGGTACTTGTCTCGCAACAACTGTCTGATATCACCGCGCTACGTGCCATCTTCGCGTCGGGTCGACCACTACTGTTGCAGATGCTGACGACATACGGTTGGGCAATCGCGACGTACGGTAGCGACTACATACACGTTCGAGACGTCACTATGAATCGACCAGCGTTGCAGGACTTTCGGCATCCACAGCGTGTGTGGAACCTACCGTTTGCGGTGTGCAACACTCCGGCTAGCGGGCAGACCGGACAGGTCGGCTCAAACGGCATCGGTGTCGGTCACGCCACGTATGCCGCGATGAAGGCGTCGAACAGCACGTACGCACAGCTAAAGGCCGATCTGATCACGTACACATCACTCGCTCAGGGAAACGGTTACTGACGTGTGGCAGATCAACAGCGACTACCTCAACGCACTCGAAGACGGCGGGCTGTCGACGACGCTACGCTGCGTGTGCGTCGGACCACTGGGATCAAACACACTGTCAGTCGTCAACGACAACGTCGCCGTTCAGGCAACGTTCAACTCGACGATGGGACGCACCGCCGCGCTGGTCGTGGAGCGAGCCACCATCGACGCCGGACTACTCAACGTCTTGACCGATCACGTCTGGATCTACGTCGGTCTTCAGGGATATCCCGAGATCCCAATGGGATACTTTCGGATACTGGACCGGACGGACACGCAAGATGGACACGTCGCGGTTCGTCTAATCGACGTGACACAGGACCTCGCTAATCACGACTTCACAACCGCGTGGTCCACCATCGTCGGAGCTACGTACGCTAGTGAGATCCGACGCATCGTACGTGACGCATCACCGACGATCAACATCGACGTATCGGGAGTGAGCGCGGCAAACGTACCGTCCCTGACGTGGACCGCGGATCACGCGCAACCGCTCAATGACCTCACCGCGGCCATCAACTGCACGTGGCAGGCCGACCGCGTCGGGGACCTGATCGCGTACCTATCGCCGTATGCCATAACACCGGCGCCCGCGCCTTCACTGATCTTAACGAACGGCGTCGGCGGTGTTCAGGTGAAGATGTCGCACACCATTTCCAGTGCAAACACGCGCAATGCAGTCACTGTGATTGTCACCAACCAAGACGGTAGCGTCGACCAGCGCGTCTTCATCTACGACAACGATCCCAACTCAAAGACGTTCTACGGTGGTCCACTGGGATTCCGCAACAAGACCTACCGAGTCCAGAGTCTACCGTCTGGAATCACCGCTCAGGACCTCGCGCTGCGGCTCCTGCGGCAGCTGCTGGCCAGTAGTGAGACGTGGCAGGTCGAGGTTCCCTTCCTGCCGCACATCGATCAGGGTGATGTCATCCAGTTGCAGTATCAGGGCGCGTACTACGTCGTTATCGTTGAGACGATCAACTACTCGCTGTCGGCGCGCAACACAACCTCACTGACGTGTCGACGTTACCGTCTCTCTGACACGACGACCATCGGCGCTATACTCTAGGAGTCACAGTGACTACGAACACCACTGACCAGCAGATTCTGCTGCCGGTCAACACCGATCTCAACGATGTTGTGACTCACCTGGCCGGTGCCGTCAACAACGGCTCGGGCTCGGGCATCGAGTCTCGACTGGTCAAGCGATACCTGTCGGCCGCGGACCGTACCGCGCGGAATCCGACCCCGGCGACCGGAGAGCTGTCGATCCGTGCCGACCAGCTGCCTGTGTCGTACGAATACTACAACGGCAGTAACTGGATCTTGATGCATTGCAACGTCGTCACGACCTCGGACCAGTCGTGGACCTCTAACGTCACCGCCGCGGATGTGGCCAACACACTTCCCGCCGGTGTCGGCTTCTCGATTCCGATGGCGGCCAACTCACGCTGGCGATTCTCGGCGTACCTGATTACAACGTCATCAACGGGTCAGTTGAGCGCAACGGGTATCCAGCCATCGGGCTGCGTCACGGATGGACAGATCCTCGGTGTCAACACGAGCGGTTCTTACTACAACACCATTGTGCAGAACGCGACGGCCACAACCTTTGGCCTGGGCATCTTCTCGACCGCGTCGACCGAGCACATTCACGGTCACATCCTCAACGGCTCAACCGCCGGCACGTGGAAGATGCAGTTCGCGCAGGGCGTGTCATCGGCCAACACATCCTTCCTCCTGAAGGGGTCCATCTTCACCTACGAGCAGCTGGCATGAGCTAGGATCCATCTTATGAGATCTCTCTACATCGTCCCAAGTCGGGGACGACCCCAGAACGTGGCGCGGCTGCTGGTCGGTGCGCTGCGACTGCGTGCGTACTCGACCACGCAGTTCATCATCGGCATTGACGATGATGACCCGAACTACGAAGAGTACTACGAGATCGTCGGACACTTCGACCCGTCGTTTGCGCGCGTCGTCACCAATCCACGGTCATCAATCGTCGCGATCATGAACCAGGTGTCGCACGCGATGATGGTCACGCACGAGTGCCACCTCGACGTCATCGGGTTTATGGGCGATGATCACCTGCCTCAGACTCAGTTCTGGGACGACCGGTTGGGAAACGCCGCACTTCACGTTCGGGGCGTGGCGTATGGCAACGACCTCATCCAGGGTGAGAACCTGCCGACTGCGGTCGCTGTCGACGCGCGAGTCATTGAGACGCTGGGTTTCATGGCGCCGCCAACGATGACGCACCTGTACGTTGACAACTTCTGGAAGGACCTCGGACAGGCCATCGACGGTCTGATCTATCTGCCTGACGTCATCATCGAGCACATGCATCCCATCGCGGGCAAGTCTAGCTGGGATGACGGATATAAGCGGGTCAACGGAGGCGAGATGTACCAACGAGACGCCGAGGCGTACGCTGCCTACCGCCAGGTCAACTTCGCCAACGACGTATCAAAGCTCATCGCCGCGAGGAGTGCCTGGTGACCGGCTACGAGTATCGTCGCTTCGCGCCTGGAGAGTCAGTCGTCTCGACGTTCGAATTTCACAAGCACCGTGAGCGTGCACCCCACATCGATCAGCCAATCCATCAGCCGCGACTCAACGCGGCGCTAGACCTCGTGTGTAAGCGCTGGTTGGAGTTGACGCCCACGCACAGAACGGTCATCGCCGACCTCGGCTGCGGTGACGGCGGACTCTTGCAGCAGATACGTCACATTCTTCCTAGTGACATCGACGTCTACGGCTATGACTTCCAGCCGTCTAACGTTGACGGCTGGCGTGAGCGTGACCTCCTCGACGTCTGCCAGTCATTGAACGTGGTCAAAGAGTGGGACCGCGTTGTGAACGCGGACATCTACGTCGCGACTGAAGTCCTCGAGCACCTCGAAGAGCCGTATGATCTACTGCGAAAGATCCGTCAGCGAGGTGCGTCACTGGTGTGCTCGTCACCGTGGATGGAGCACGAGGGCAACATCGACGCGTGTCACAACTGGGCGTGGGATATGCCCGGGTATGTCTCGATGCTGGAAGAGTGTGGGTTCCGGGTCGTTGAGTCGCGTCATGAGGGTATCTTCCAGGTGCACCTGGCGGTGCCGGCGTGAGACGTCGACTACGGCCAGACGTCACGGACGAGGAACGCGCACGGCTCTATCGGAAGCCATACAACCACGTCCAGTGGCCTGAGCACCGCACTCGCATTCAGAACACGATCACATATGG